TTCAAACTCAGGACTTGTAGACATCCATGACTTTAGGCCAAATGGTGCCTTTGCACCAAGCTTGCGAATATTCTCTGCAATTGGATCAATTGACTCGTATACATCCTCATAAATCTTTAAGAAAAATTTGTGATATTGTGGGAAGTTTGCCCCTTCAACATTCCAATGGTAGCCATGTGTTTGAGCATACATCTTTACAACCATTGACTTTAAAACTTTTAATTCATTAATTAAATCTTCATTTGTTGCCATTGTTTCCATCCTTCTTGTGTAAATCTGACACCATATCTAATAGGATATCGGCATCTGGCTTATGCACATCATTTTCTGTATACAAAGCCTTTAAAGTCTTTTGATCTTCTTTTCTCTGCGATCCCTCGCCCATCATAATAAGCAGCATGGCAACTGGTATAAATAAACCAATTGGAAAGCTTGTCCACATATGTGAAACATTAAGGATTATGGCTGACATATATCCAGATATTCTTGCTGGATACTTATCAACATAAAAAGATATATGATTAATGATTCTTTGCATATACTTAATTATACATTATTTAATTAAAAATGCTGGTCCACAATATGCACTTGCGGGGAGGCATCCCAGTTATCCAGCTTTCCTGTCAGGCGGTCCTGAAACGCACTAGTCGTTGGAGCGGTTACCTGTTACTATTATATCTTACTTGATCTTGATTTGTCTAGGCTTTGCAGACTCTGGAAGATCCCGTTCAATTTTAACGGTAAGCAGTCCATTATCCAACGAAGCAGACTTAACGATCATGTATTCACCAAGTGTGAATGTCTGGGTGAAATTACGTCCAGCAATACCCTTGTGTAGGTAGTCTGACTTATCATCATTTTCACGTTCACTCTTGATAATTAATGTATCTTTATCTACTGTTACATCAATATCATCACGATCATATCCCGCAACTGCCAACTCAACAACATAGTTGTCTTCGTCAATCTTTTTTACGTTATATGGTGGGAATGAAGATAGTGATTTCTTATTTGTTTCCCATCTTGCAAACTGGTCATTAAATCCTAGGAAAAACGGATCGTTAAACCATGTATCCAAAGTTGTGAATGGATTTGTATGCGAGATGTTGTATGTGTATGTATTGTTTCTTAGATGTGTCATTTTACTTAGCTCCTTTTCAGCAAGTTAGTTAGATTGGCACTCCCTATCGGCAAGTGCTAAATATATTATATCAGATTTTATTGGTTACTGCGACCTTTTGGATCGCTGTGATTTCCGTACCCTACAGTTTGCTTTCCGTCATTTTGTGGCGGGGTATTGTAAGTAGACTTCCATCCAGCATCTCCATTTTGCAAACCCATGGCTGGAGCAAATGACCCATTCCAAAAACTTAGGCTACCAATTCCTTCTTGATTATCTTGATTTACTTGACCGCTGGCATCATCTTTTTTTACAGGAATGCAGTTTGGTACAGTCTTACCATCTTTTTCTTTGGTACCAGCATATGCATATCCATCCCAACATGGCCCCTGACCTTTTTCAACACAATACATGCATTTTTCTGTATCAGAAATATAATGATGATCATTGCCTAAATCGTCGCAACCACAAGTCATGCATTTACGTGCTTCAGACTTTTGAATTACATTTTCATTTTTTTTATTTTGAATAGGCAAAAATGCACCATTCCAAATTTCTTTTGCTATCTTGTTTTCTCTTTCAACAATAGCACGTGACCAAGAATATCCTGCATCCCCGCCCCATGCATACCACATTACTTTACCATGTGATGGCTTGTCCCATTCTTTTCCTTGCTTATCAACTTCATGACGGGAGAAGAAAGAATACATACGCTTTACAGTATCAAGAGACAATGATTCACCATTTACAATTTGATGTGCACGTGTCCAGCCAACATTAGTTCCAGCACCATTTGCCTTGCCTTCTTCTTTCCATTTAATAGCTTTTGCTGCTGCTGATTTCATTCCTGCAGTTGGCTTGTATCCACCATCTGCTTTTACAATTGGTTCTGTCACTGCTAATGCCTCCAATGCCGCTTTTGCGTCTTCTTCTTTAAAGAAACAACCTATTGATTGTCCTGATCCTACTTTAATTACTGACCATCCGTGTTGGCAATCTGGAGTATTGAATTCAATCTTCCAGCCTACCCCGCCACTTATGCGACCAGAATTTGCTGATGAATCTCCATTAATTGTACCACGTTCTTTTTTAACGTCCTCAACATTAGCATAAAGAGCAGCAATTTGTTCTTGTGCTCTTTTTTTAGATGGATGGGTTCCTACAACTTTGCCAGTATTTGTGGCAATAACTGCGTACTGATCTCCAACTTGCTTAATGTTATATGGCATGATTTTCCTATCCTACGTTATAAATTGTTAGATTAGCACTTGGTGATGCTGGTCTTGTTGGATTTGTTCCTGCTGCTGTAGCAACTAATGACATTCCCGCTGCACCTGACCACCAGTGAAATTGAATATAATCTCCTGCAGCGACAGTAATTGGTGATTCAATATTTGCTAGTACTTGTGAATTTTGAGCACTTGTAGTTGTAAATGTAAAAGAAGATGCTGGTACATTTACTCCATTTTTAGAAAACCAAGTTGTAATATTATAATTAGATGCTCCACCAGTAAAGTTAAACTGACCTAAAAAATTAAGATTATACGTGCCTGGATTTGCAAAAACAATTTTGCTTGCATCCCCACTATTAATTGACATACCTTTTGATAAATTTGTTATATCCCAAGATATAACATTATCTGATGTAGTACCGCCAGATGACATATTTGTTGAACGTGCAAAGTTTCCGTAATAAAGAATTTGAGCGGGAACTGTTGAAACATTAATACTCATATTAAACCTCCGCTGCAAATACTGCTACATTTGGTGTACCAGATGCTGCAATTGCACATAGATTGTCTGATGGAAGCAAGTCTACAGAATAGACTTGTCCAGGTAACAAATAAAAACCATAAGATGCAGATGTAACTGCAGAGGATCCTAGATAAATTGATATTGCTGTATCTAAATTTTGAATTGAATATGAAACTTTAGATTCATACGGTGCTTGATTTGCTTGCGGAATACTAACTGTTGTTGCTGTATTAGCATTAAGAGCTACTACTTGGTGATTGATTGCCATTTTTATTTCCTCCAGGTTTAATTATATCATTGATCTTACGAGACTTCATTTTATTTGGTGCGGGAACAACTTCTGCTGCGGGTAATGTACCATTCTTTCTAAACCTCATGGTCTCCCATAAAGCGTGGGGAAGGGTATGAATTCCATAGTGTGTTCTGTGATGATTAGTGCATAGCACTTCTAGATTTCCTGGACTCTCCAGCCATTGTTGAAATTCTGTGTCATCTTTAAAATTAAGTCCAAAATAAGCTTCTATTTTGTGGATATCAGCATTGGGAATCTGACTAAATTCTACGTGTGTATGATGCAATTCTGGCTGTCCACCACATAAATCATCATTAATTACACATTTCCAAAGTCCCGCCTCTTTAATTTTCTTTTTAGCGGCAATAAAATATTTATAGTTTGGATCATGCTCACGTGGGTCATGTTCTGGAATATGTGCCAGAATATGTAGAGTCATATTTTGATCGTGTGCATCTGTCATGATAACTTAATTATACATTAAAAGGGGCTATAGGTAGATATTCCAGCACAGAATGACTCTGCCCTATCTCCCCGAACTCTTACACACGGGTACCTATATTTGTTATATGTAACTATACCATTCTAAGGTGTGCTACCTATAGCCTTGCTTCCCGCCGTGGATTCGGACCACGATTCTCGCCTCCAAAGGGCGATGTCCTGCCAGTTGGACGAACGGGAACTGGTGGAGCAGGTCAGACTTGAACTGACGATTACCGAATTATGAGTTCGGGGCTTTGACCAACTAAGCTACTGCTCCGTAGTCCAAGTAGGATTTGAACCTACAGCCGTCAGCATATAAGACTGATGCTCTAACCGTTGAGCTATTGGACCCTGATTTTTAATTTTCAGATCCTATAAGTTTGTTTTGAATTAACTTATCTCGCTCATCTGTAATTTCATATGCAAAATCTTTTAATGCTTCTTCATGCTTTGCGTAATGATGACCACAAAATAAAAGTTCTCCAGCAACTCCTTTAACCAACACTAGTGCTTCAGCAGAGCAAGCATCGCAACGATTAATAGGGCCAAGAACATATTCTTTTTCAACTGCTTGTTCTGTTTTCTCTGCCATCATATTCATAATTATACTCTCTCTACTAGTTGGTTAATAATTGGCTGGGGTGGTAGGACTCGGACCTACGACATTCCGATTAACAGTCGGACGCTCTGCCAGCTGAGCTACACCCCACTGTTGGTATTATTCTACCAAACCGTTATTTGCTTTGTCAATCATCTTAAGCAAATCTTCTGGACCCTGGATCATTCTGCGTTGTGCTTCATACTTTCCAAGTTCAATCATTTCTTCTGCAATAGTATGCATCATATCATAAAGTCCACTGGCATATCGCTTATCTGCTGGATTTGCATGACGAATTTCTTTTCTCATATTTGATGATGATTGTGCAAAATATTCACACAATGAAGTTAAACTAATATAAATATCATCCTCATCTTCAATTGTTTTAATTGTTCCATTTGCTAACATTGTTATCCTTTGTTTGTTGTTGTAGCGTTATTCTACTATAGTATTTTGAAGTTGTCAACTATATCTTTGTATTCACTATCGTCATCATCAAAGAAGTCTCTAATGTCTACTGGCATTACTTTCTTTTCTGGCATACGAATTGTGTTCTTTAATCTTTCTTCTGATTCCCGCCTTAATTGTTCAATCTCTCCAGAAAATACTCCAGCGTAGTTATAGATCTCTACTTCTCTGTCAGCATCTGGTGGAGTTAATGCTATTGCATTATATACTGCACCGCAAACTGCGTCAGAAAGGTCTTTAGAACCTTTTCTAGGGTGGTCTACCTTATCTTTAACGATACGTAGTTGCAACAACTCATCAATTAACAACTGTATATTTGGTCCATGTAATCTTTCTTCAGTTAATGTAAGAGACATATCTTCATAGTGCTTTTTAGCTACTGAAAGAATCTCTGTTTTAATTCCATGTACGCCAAGTTGTTGCATCATATCGTGAGAATTCCAACGGTCAAATGTAACAAGTTTAAGATTAAATCCACGATCCCGCACACTTGTTATATAATCTTTAACTTCTGTAAAATCAACAGATTTTGATGCAGTAGGTGTCCAATATCTTACAGCATCAACCACAATTCTTGGTGCTGCTTCTTTGTATTTATCACCAATCTTCATTGTAACCCATCCATCAACGTGTGTCAATGCTACAGCACAATGGTCATGCTTTTGTGCTAAGTCAACGTGCATAAAATAAGTTTTGTCTGGATCTGGCAAGAATTTGTCATCAAATCTTCCGTATGAATCTACGTTTAATTTAGGATTACTAAAAGCTTTTTCAATCACAGCACGACTCTTGAAGAAAGCATCAGTTGCTTCTGGTGGCATACATGCAAAACGCATCAGTGCATCCATTGGATCAGTAAAGAATGCTTCTGTAAAATCTTCAATCTTTCTTGTGGGATTAATTTCCCAAGTAGGTCTTTTCAATGCAAACATTTTAGGCATCTTATAAGATACAATATGATCTTCTTCCCACTCAACCTCAAATTCATTTCCTTCAGTGCCATCTGGTAAGTCCGCATCAACTTTAAACTTATGATGCCTAAGAACAACTTCTTTTTCTGCAATAGATTCATTATACTTTTGTTGGATATAGTCATTCTTAAAACGTGGGAATGAAAGCAATATAACTTTACCAAAGTCTGGAAAACGAGAAGTTACAGATCCTTTATACATCTTATAAATAGATGATGCAGTTTTTGCTTGTGCATGTCCAGTTGTGGATTCAAGTTCAAAACCTGAAATCTCATCAAGAATAACAACAAGAACGTTATATCCTTCCCAAGCTTCTGACTCTGAGTGACCTGAGTGAACTGTTACGCCTTTATCAAATTCAACCATATTTGCTTTAGCAACATATCTTCCTTGAAACCAAGGTGACTTTTCAATACGTTGATTAAATCCTTTAAAGAATACTCGGTTGGCCTGCACAGCGTTAATAGCAATGTTAATAATATCAATAGCATCTCCTGGTGGCTTGCCATAATATTTTGCAGGATCATTTAAACATAAAAGCATATGTACAATGTATGCACAAGCAATAGTAGATGTATAGTCTTTTCCAGAACCTTTGCCCAATTGCAATATAACTTCGTTACAAGTTTGCTTAAATATCTTTTGTCCTTCGGCTTCCCCGTAAATCTTTAAAAGAGTTTCTTTCTTATAGATTTGTGTTGATGCCTTAATCATAGTGTACTGATATTCAGACAATGGGGG